CTACTTTAAAGGTGGAGTAACAGGAATTAATGAAGGTGGAAGAGATGAAACAGCTATATTACCAGCTGGAACTCAAATTCTAAGTCATGAAGAAGGTAAATCACTTCAAAAGAATAATACTGAAAAACAAGTAATTATAAAAGAGGTTGAAAGTAAGAAAAGTTCAGATAAAAAGATAGAATTACATATTCATATTGCTGGTAATTTTATAGGTGAAAAAGAACATATGGAAAAATATGGAGAATATACAGCAAATAAGATTTTAGCAGCTTTAAATAATATGTAGGATAGGAGATAAGAAAATGAATATAATTTTTATAGTTGAAGATAATGGAGTACAACAAGAAATGGTAAATATTCCAGTAGTTCAAAATATAGAGCCAGTAAACTGTGAAACAGAAGATGAAGAATTTACAACTATTAATGGGAAAAAATTAAATTTAATTGGTGGTAAAGGACTTAAAAACTTTTCATTTTCTTCTTTTTTTCCTAGTAAATTATATAGTTTTGTAAGTTTTTTAAATTATAAAAAACCTAAATATTATATTGATTTTTTTGAAAAGTATAGAGATGCAAGAGTACCTTTAAGAATTATTATAGTTGATAAGTACAGAGTAGTCTTAAACATGCTATGTAGATATAATTTTACTTATTCTTTTAGAGATAAGGCTGGAGATGTTCCATACACCTTAGATATAAAAGAATATATTTTACCTGGTGAGGCTGATAATAATGTATAGAACAATAGCAAAAGGAATAGATGTAACCAATTATATAAGAGATTTAACATGGAGAGATAGTATTGACACATTAGGAGTTGAGGTAAGTTTTGAACTTGCAGTAAATAAGTTTGATAAAAATTTATCTTTTCTCTATGATATTACTTTGGGTGATCCAGTTCAAATAATCAATGACAAAGGAGAAACATTAGTACAAGCTATTATAGTATCAGAAAACCCTAATGGAAAGACTACATCATTTACTGCTTATGATATGGCTTGGTATTTGAATAAATCAACTGTGATAAAACAATTTAAAAAGATGGTAGGGAATGACTGTATTAAGTCCTTATGCAGTGAAATTGGAATAAAAGTTGAAGTAAGTGGATTAGATACTAAGATAGATAAAATTTACAAGGATAAAACTATCTCAGGCGTTATTTATGACATCATAGAACAATGTTCACAATTCAATTCTAAAAAATTTTTTATTGAGTATGATAAAGGTACTCTAAAAGTAGGACCATTCAAAAAGATAAAAGTTACTGGACAATATGAAATGCACAAAAATGCTTTTATAGATGTAGCAAAAAATATTGGAGAGGTTTCACTTAGTAGGTCAATAGTTGATATGAAAAATTCAATCCTGGTTATAACACAAAATAAAAAAGCAGTTAGAACAGTAGGAAAAGAGCAAGATAGTGAAAGTATTAAGAAGTATGGTATGCTACAAGAAGTGGTAACATTAGATGAAAAAGAACATAAAAAAGCTAAACTTGTTGCAAAAAATGAGCTAAAAAAGTTAAATAAAATTACTGAAGATTTCAGTATTGATATTCTAGGTGATGATAAAGTTAAGAGTGGTAGAGTTATAGATATAGACATACCACTTTTTAATTTAAAAGGTGAGTATCTGATAAAAGAAAGTTCTCACACTGTACAAAATGGTATCCATAGAGCAAATTTAAGATTGGAGGTGTTTAAGGAGTGAGTGAAAATAAAAAGTCTTGGGATGTAGCAGTAGCAGAAAAGTTTAAGGAAAGAGAAAATCCAAGTCCAATAGGTGCTGTATTAGGTAAGATTTTAAAACCTCTTCCTGACATCTCTATTGAACTCTTAAATGGTTATAGTGTTATTGATAGTGATAAGATTTATTTATCTAATGCAATAACTAATAGATTGGCTATTGAATGTACTATGAAAGAATTTGAAAGTCAAGGCAATAAATCAACTACTTGCAAAATTAATGATTTAAACACAAGTGGTGGAGGTGTGGATAGTGCAGGACATACTAATTTAAGTTTATCAGGACATAGTGGTACTTATGCCGATAGTTCAAGCGAAAAAGATAATAAAGATAAAGGTAAATTTATATTACAGACTGTATTCCATTTAAAAGAAGGCATGTTTGTATTAGTTATACCTAATTTTGAAGAGGATAAATTTTTTATTGTAGATGTATTTAATTATGCACCAGAGGTGAGTTTAGAATGGGAATATTACCAAAAATAGATTTTGTTGATTACTCTAAACAAGACACAAATAATAGTAAAAACAGTAATGGGAAAACATTTTTGATAGACTTTCAAAAAAAGAAATTATTAAAATCAAATGGACAATTAATAAAAACAGATGATGAAAGGGCTGTTAGAATGTGGATTGAAAAGGTTCTTTTAACAGAAAAATATAAATGGAATATTTATAAAAGTAATGGACCTAACCAATATGGAATGAAATATAAGGCTATGTTACTTAGTCAAAGATTTCCTACACCTGTTTTGTATAGTGAGTTTGAGAGAGAATTGACTGAAACAATGAAGAAAAATAAACAAATAATAGAAATTAGAAATATTGATATAAAGTTAGAAAAACATACCTTGAAAACAAAATTTGAAGTAGTTTTAAAAGACTTCAAAACATTTGAATGGGAGGGGTATCTATGATAATAAAAAAAGAATGGAAAGAAATTTTAAAAAATATGCTTGCTAATGTCAATGATGAATATGATAAGACTGAAGGAAGTTTATTTTATGATAACTTAGCACCTGTAAGTATAGAAATAGAAGAAATAAGAAAAACCTTAGAATATATATTTTTAAATTCTTTTGCAGAAACAGCAGAAGGTGAGTATTTAGATAATATATGTAAAGAGGTAGGAGTATTTAGAAGAAAAGCAACTAAGTCAAAGGGTACTGTAATTATAAAAGGAGTACCTAACACTGTTATTAAAGTAGGGACAAAAGTTGCAAGTGATACTTATATTTATTTAACTACACAAGAAAAAATAATATCTGCTGCTGGAAGTGTTGAAGTTCCCATTGAAAGTGAGAAGTATGGGAAAATATATAATATTCCAAAAGGAACTATTACAAATTTTCCTGTAACTATTCCAGGATTAAATGAAGTGATAAATAATTCTGAAACTGTTGATGGTTATGATGGAGAAACAGATGATGAATTAAGAGAAAGATATTATTTCAAAGTTAGAGAACCAGTAACATCTGGCAATATTTATCATTACAAAAAATGGGCTTTTGAAGTTGAAGGAGTAGGAGGAGTTAAGGTTTTTCCTTTATGGAATGGAAATGGTACTGTAAAGGTAGTTGTAGTAAACAGTGATATTCATGAAGCTGATGAAACTTTGCTAAAAAGAGTAAGAGATTATTTAGAAGAAGTTAGACCGATAGGGGCTACTGTTACAGTAAAAAGTGCAATAGGTAAAGCTATATCAATTTCGGGTACTGTTAAAATTTCTAAAAATATAAAATTTGATGAAGTAAAGACAGAGTTTGAAACAAAAGTAAAAGAACATTTTAGAAAAGTAGGATTTAAACAGGATTATGTGAGTTATGCACAATTAGGAAATATCTTATTAAATATTCCTGGTGTAAATGACTATGATGATTTAAAGATAAATAATGCAACTTTAAATGTACAGTTAGCAGCTGAGGAGATTCCAAAATTAACAACAATCACTTTACAAAAAGAGGTGATATAGTTGGAAGCTAAAAGACTAATGAGGCATATGCCAAAGTATTATAGAGGTATTTTAGAAATAACTTTATTACAAAAAGTAATAGAAAAAGAATTAGATACAGTTGATTTAATCTCAAAAGATGTATTAAATCAATTTTTTATTTATACTGCTACATGGTCCTTACCAATTTGGGAAAGAATATTTGGTTTAAGTGTTGGAGATAAAACAAGCAATATTGAAGAAAGAAGAGAGAATTTAATTTCTAAGTTAAGAAGTTATGGAACTACTACAAAAGAGATGATAGCAAGAGTTGCCAAGACTTTTACAAATGGAGAAATTGATGTTGTAGAAGACAATTCAAACTATGCTTTTAAAATACTATTTACCTCTATTGTTGGAATACCTAAAAATATTGAAAACTTTAAGGCAGTAATAGAAGTTATAAAACCTGCACATTTGAATTTTAGTATTGAATTTAGATATAACACACATAATCAGGTAGCTTATTTATTGCATAATTCTTTAAAATTAAAAACTCACAAAGAAATTTATGACACTAGATTATATGAAGATAGTGCAGTAGTAGGTAAATATCATAAACAGAATGAAGTAGGAAATTTAAAAAATAATGAGTTAAAAACTAAAACACATAAAAATATCTATGATGAAAGGAGATAAATAAAATGGCAAAGTACACTGAAAATATAAGATTAGCACAACCAGAAGGAAGCGATTATTATGATATTGAAGTATTTAATCACAATTCAGAATTGATAGATAAAAAAATAGGTGAAATGGATAATAGCTTATCTACAATAAAAGAAGGAGCAACAAGAGAAAAGGCTGGTATAGTACAGCTTGGAACAGAAGAAGGAAAAGCATTAGAGGGAATGATGTTAGCAAGATTAGCAGGAGCTTATGGATATGGTGGTGATATACAAGATGAGGGTGTAAAAAATCCTAATTATATTTACTATGATAGAAATACTAGAAAGATGTATAAATGTTTAAAACAAAACCAAGATATTTCTGCAAATGTTGCTAATTTTGTTCCACTGGATAACAACTCACTTCTTGAGAGATTGGAAAATCTAATCACTTTTGAAGACTATAATGCATTAAAAGTTAAAATTATAAATGTTACTTTAACTGCTAATGTTGCAACTGGTGATTCTATAAGTGTTAATGAAATCCCAAATAATGCCGTATTTGTGACTGGTTTTTTGTATAATTACATAAAGCAAGAAAAAATGAATATATATGATTACTGGGATTTACAAGTTTCTCAACCGAACAAATGTATAATAAGAAAAATAAAGAACTATGGTTTTACCTCTTATGCTACAATTTTAGTTTTTTATAAAAATTAATAAGTAATTTTCTAAGATATTTGAACAAAAATTAATTTACTGTCGCGATACCATGTACCAACAAAATATTTGGAAAATTTATCAAAAACAAAAATTAATATAACTGAAAATGTCCCAAAGAATTTATTAGAGCTGAATGCTTTAGCAAATACACTTTTAAAGTTTTCTAACCAAGATTCGTTTTTAGGTTTAAAAAATTTTGAAATACTAGCTAAAGATGGAACCTTTTTTATGCGAATTTCTAAAACACCTTCTTTTTATATTTTGAAATTTTTCTGCAAGTTTCCAGTTTCCAAAATCATCAGTTTTTTGATATAAAACATCAAAACTGTTTAAATTTTCCACTGTGGAAAATCTAATCGGAGTTATAGAAGTAGATACTTCTAACTTTACAATCGTAATAAATTATTTAACAGATACCAATCTAATAGTTGGAGGGTATCTACTAGTAAAATCAAATTTTAGAGTTGGAGCTAGTGGTTTTATACACAATTTAGGAAATAATCTAACTTTAAATGGTTCTTTTTTAACTTATACAATTGGAAATGAGAGAGGCAAGTATTTCTACCAGCCACATAAAATTTCAATTAAAAATGGAAATATAGTTTCAAATGTAGCTGACTTTAATATTTTTACAACCAAAGTTTTCTATAATTAATTAAACTTTTTTAAAAGCCAGGATTTTAACTATTCCATCACCAGATGCAACACCTTCTAGCATTGTAAGCTTTATGGTTGTAGCATTTAAAAATTTTGCATAAGCAGTCCCAACACGCGAAATATTAGAAACTTGATATGTGTCAAAAAAGAATTCAACATTCGTTAAAGACTGAACTACTAAAGAATTAGTTAGTTGATTACCTTGTCCAGTGTAAATTATGTAATGTGAATATTTTGAGTCATTTGCTGCTTTTGTTAAGTTTATAGTTAAATTTTCCACTGTGGAAAATTTAATAACAATTAAAGAAACTGGAAATTGCAACACTGTTTATAATGATTGTTTAATTGGATTAGAATCCTGGTCTAATATTTTACTAAGAAATAAACCAGTAACAGACAGCTCTCCAATGGGAACTTTAATTACTTTTAATCTTGGCAGAAAAACTCAATTTTATATCAGTTCAACAGGAGCTTATTCTCGTGTGAATCAATCACAACAAGATGAAACATCTTGGACTGCTTGGGTTAAATTAAGTTAATTTTTCTCCATTGACTAAAAGCACTATTAGCTCCTGTTATAGCTCTACAAAAAATGAGTCCTTTAAAGCTATACAGAACTTGCTGACAGTAAGCACCATTTTCTAATGAGAAAACAACTAAATAAAACGCTCTTCCTTCATTATGATTTAATTCAGCTGGGAGTCCTACAATATTGTTACTCCATCCAGATGAAGTATAAAAACCTGATTCTGTAATGGAATTTAGATTTACATTATTAATTTGTGACAAAGTTAATTTTGTTTTTTCTTCTTTAGTTGTATATAAATTTTCCATTATTTTAAGAATTGTATAATTAACTTATCAAAAATAGGAGGTTTAATTATGCAATTAATGATTTTAGAAAATCTAAAAAAAGAAAATGTGGAAATTTATTTGGAGTATTTAAATAGCTGTAAAAGTAGTAATTGGGAAACTTGGGAAACAACTTATAAAACATATTGTAATAATTTTAAGTTATTTCTAGTGTGGTTTCAAAAGTCCTATAAAAACAGGCTTTTATTAAGTAAAGACACTTTATTAGAAATGCCTGGCATAATAGAAAATTATAGAAATTATTGTAGGAATTTAGGAAATAGTAAAAGAACTTTAATGAATAAGACCACTGCAATATCAACATTCTATGCCTGGTGTGTTAGAAGAAATAAAATCAAATATCATCCATTTTCAGAGAAATTGGATAGGTTAAGATTTACAGAAAGAGATAAGATAAGGAATAGCTATTTTTTAACAACAGAGCAAATACTGACTGTTCGTTTATATATGCAGGTTGAAACTAAAAAATATGATTTACAAGATAGAATTTTATGGGAACTATTCTTAGATAGTGCCTGTAGGATATCAGCAATTCAAAACTTAAAATTAGAGCAATTAGACTTGGAAAATGGATACTTTACAGATGTTAAAGAAAAAGAAGGTTATATAGTAAATGCTTTCTTTTTTCAAAAGTTAAGGAATTACTTAAATTATGGTTAAAAGAAAGAGAAGAAAAAGGAATTACATCTGAATGGCTATTTATTACAAGGTATAGGAAAGAATATAGACAGATGACACAGGGAGCAATTAGGCAAAGAATAAAAAAGCTAGGGAAGATACTAGGGATAGAAGATTTATATCCACATACATTAAGAAAAACAGCCATAAATCTTATTAATAATTTAGCTGGATTAGGACTTGCTTCTAGTTATGCAAATCATAGCAGTAGTGAAGTTACAAGTAAACATTATATACAAAAAACAAGTGCTACAGAAATAAGAAATACTCTTATAGTAGCAAGGAAAAAATTAGGTATTTTTTAGCAAAAAAGTATGGAGATTTTCAAATTTATAAAGAATTTAAGGTTTAATTTTGTAGTTTTGAGCTTCTTTTTATAATTTTTCTTAAATATAAAATCTAAGAATTTTATATAAAAAGCTTTCAAAAATACATTTTTAATCATAAAAATTTGAATAAATTTGAAAATCTATACAGAATCTAATAGTCCATTTGAAATGGAATATAACAAAAATAGTATTAAAAATTTGAAAGGAGAAATTAATATGAAAACAATTAATTTTTATAAAAAGACAGATAAAGTTTTTTCTGTTTATGCTGAGTCTTTGGAAAATGTTATAAATAATCCTCTATCATACTTTCAAGGATATACAAATGATATGATAATAACTGACATTACATTTCAATATCCTATTTATAAAGATGATAAATTGAGAGAAATGACAAAAGAAGAAAAAATAAGAGCTGGTATTGATGTGCAATTAGAACCAGGAGAAATTATAAAAGATAGAAACTTGATTAAAATACCTCAACCTAGCAAATATCACACTTGGGATAATGTAAGACAAGAATGGGATATAGATTTGAAAGAGGTAAAAAGAACTTTTAGGCACAAGTTTCAAAATATTTTATTAGAGAAAGTTTATGAAGATTACAATTACAATGGTAAAGTATTTCAAATGGGACCAAATGATGAGTTGAATTTTTTAAGAGTTAAATCTGCAATAGATATAGCAGGTAACTCAGATGATGCTGGATTAATAGAACAAGCATTAAAATATTGAATATAGAAGTTACAGAAGAAGTAAAAACAGGTATTAAAAAAGCTATAAAAGATAAAAATTTAATGGCTTTTATAAAATCTTTACCAATAAATTGGAGATTGAAAGATAATTCAGTTGCTAAGGTAACATTTACTGATATAAATAATATTTATTTGATGTGGATATTAAGAGGAACAGCTGCACAAGAAAAATATACAGCAATAACTCTTAAAATTTCAACAGCTAAAACAGTAAATGAATTAGAAGCTATTAAGTGGGAATAAAAGAGTTAAATCAATTAAAGGTAGTTTTATATAGCTACCTTTTTTTAATGGCTTTAAATGGCAAATTACGAGGTCAGTTTAATAATTTTTATAAAGGAGATGATAAGTATGTACATTTTATCACAAACCAGCTTGGATAAATTAAATGGGGTTCATCCAAACCTGGTAAATTTTATGACAGAACTCATAAAAATAAGCCCCTGGAACTTTAAAATAACTGCTGGGGTTAGAACAGCTGAGGAACAAAATAAATTGTATCAGCAAGGCAGAACAGTGAAAGGAATAAAAGTAACTAAAGTAGACGGGTATAAGCAAAAATCTAATCACCAAGTTAAATACGATGGGTTAGGTTATGCGGCAGATATTGGAGTACTTGTTAAAGAAAAGGTTATAGAAAAAGTTAAAGAAAATGGGAAAGAAGTAGAAAAAGAAATTGAAAAAACAGTTTATAAGGGAAGTTGGAAAGATTTCCATTACTATCAAGACATATATAACACGGCTAAAAATGCTGGATTGTTAGAAAAATATAGCATTGAATGGGGTGGAAATTGTTGGAAATCATTTAAGGATGCTCCACACTGGCAAATAAAAGGAGCAGATAAGGTAGCTTTTAAATAATAAATAGTCTGGCCAGACAGTTATTATAAAAAATTTATGCTCGGAAGAGGTTTAAAATTTTTGCCGGGCAAGTATTTATGAGTATTTAAAAATTTTAGGAGGTAAAAATGAAAGATTTAATTAACAAAGCAATAGGATATTTCGCAGGTTTTAGTATTGAACAATGGATATGGATAGCAGTAGCAGGACTAATCTTAGTTTATCTTATTTACAACAGAAAGCAATATGTAAATGTATTTAGACAATCGGTAATTTTTGCAGAAGAAAGTTTTAATCATGGTGAAAACGGAAAGAAATTAGAGGCAGCAGTTAACTTTATATTATATAGAACTTCTAGTTTACCTTGGATAGCAAGAATTATAATTATTAAATTTATTAGCAGAAAAAGAATGATTGATATTATAGAAAAGACATTACAAAAGTTTTCTGATATTTTTGCTAATGGATATAAAGTAGATATAAAAGGTAATGAAGATGGAGAAAACTAAATTAAAATTAGAGTTTATTTCAAATAAAAAAGCAGTTTTACTCCAAGATTATATCTATTCAATCAGTGGTTATGATATTAAGGTGTTTAGAGGTTTCATCACTGATGGAGCCTCTGTCCCTAAGAGTTTACAATGGCTGTATAACCCATTCGGAAAATACATCAAGGCAGTAGTTATCCACGATTATTTGTACAGTGTTTACAATAATACTGGTATAAATAGAACTCTTGCAGATAAGATATTTAAACACATTATGAAAGAAACAGGGGTTGATGATAGAACTGTAAGAAGATTTTATAATGCTGTGAAATATTTTGGTGAAACATCTTGGAAACCTAAATTGCAAAATGAGGGATACAAAGATAGAGCTATAATTGATAGAACTAAGGAGGCTAAGGAATATTATAACCATTGGTATAAAGTGTTAGGGATTAGGTGATATTATGGAAAAAACTTTACTTGAGTACGGTGTAGTAGGGGCTATTTTACTGTATTTCCTATGGAAAGATAGTAAGACATTTGAAATTTACAGAACTACTATGCAGAAGATAGTAGACCAGTTGGAAGCAATGCAAAAGGACCAAACAGAATTAAAAAAAGATATGGAGGAGATTAAAAAAATCA